TGCCCCAAGGAGATCATAAAAAGCTACATGATTACAACGTCCGAAATCGTTTTCATAAATGGCAGTATTATCAAGGGCATACCGGCGTCTGAGCCTGAGCGCTTCAGGGGGCCCCAATTCCACGGAGGCTGGTTAGATGAACTTGCAGCATGGGAAGATTTAGATGAAGCTTGGAACCAAATCCAATTTGGTTTAAGACTTGGTAAGCATCCCCGTTTAATGTGCACCACAACACCTCGACCCAAGCCATTAATTTTTGATTTGGTAGAACGAGATGGCCACGACGTTTGCTATGTAAGCGCAACAACATACGACAACCTAGAAAATTTAGCACCAACTTTTAAGGCGCAAATTTTGCAGTACGAAAATACTGCGCTTGGTGATCAGGAAATTAACGCGGTACTTTTAGATCCCAGCGATCATGGAATCATTAAACGCGACTGGTTTCGCTTATGGTATACGGATCGTGCTTTGCCAAAATTTACTATGGTGATTCAGTCATACGACTGCGCCACCAGCGCAAAAACTCATAACGACAGTACCGCCTGCATTGTTTTGGGGGTATTTAAACCAGAAGATCGGCCCACCAGCGTGATGGTAATTGACGCATGGTCAGAGCGCATGGAATACCCTGACTTGCGCGCCAAGGCAATTGAAGATTACCAAGTGGTCTATGGTGACCCGGATGAATTTGGCCAAGGCAAAAAAACTGATGTGATTTTGATCGAAGACAAGAGTGCCGGAATCCAATTAATCCAAGACATGCAGCGTGCCGGTCTGCCGGTGCGTTCGTACAACCCGGGCAGGGCAGACAAAATTATGCGTGCCAACTTGGTGGCCCCCATCATTGAGCGCGGCTTGCTGTACTTGCCTGAGAGCGACAAGAACCCCGGCACGTTTCGGTCGTGGTTGAAGGACGCCATATCGCAATGGACATCATTCCCTGAAACGCGGCATGACGACTACGTAGATGCCTTGACGCAAGCTTTGCGATACCTCAAAGATGCTGGGATAATTCGCATAGACCCACTCGACACATACGACGAGTACGCGGACGACCATAAGTTCCGCGTCAACCCATACGCCCAATAGGAGCACTGGCATGGCAAGCATAGAAGAGTTGATTAATCAGGCCAAAAATTTTGTTGGTGGTGTCAAGGACCAATACAAGCAAGACGTGGCCACCATGGACCAGCCCCGTGCCGCCACGGATTTACTGAACCGTGGATTGGTTGCCGGTACTGTTGGCGCTCCAGTGGACATGGTCAACACCGTTTTGACTCCGTTTGGTTTGGGCAGTGAGCGACCCATGCTGGGCAGTGAGCACATTGGCGACTTGATGCAGAAATATGGCATGGTGTCCGGTACACGCCGCCCAGTGTTAGAAATGGCTGCCAATGTTGCGCCCATGCTTGTGGACCCTGCTTTGGCTGCTGGAAAAATGGCTGCCCGAGAGCTTGGTCCCATGGCTGCAGGCAAGCTGGAAGACATGATGGCCAAGCAGGGCATGATTTTGCATGCTGCTCCACGTGGAACAAAAGTTGTGAAAGCTGCTGAGGAAGCAGCGCCAGCAACTCCTCCTGTTGAGTTGACGCCCGCGCAACAAGAAGTTTTGAAAAACTGGGGCAGCAAGCATGAGCGTGAAGCCAAGCTGAAGCAACGCGTTGAAGAAGATGAAGCAGAACAATTGGCCAACGAATCTGCCGGTGCCAGCCCGGAAAAAAATGTGCGTGCCAAAGGATCCACTGCGGCCGTTCCTCCCGATTACTGGCGCAAGCTGGCTGAGACTGAAGGAGATGCAAAAGTCTTGGCTGGGGTCCGTGCAGGTAAGCATTTGCGCCCTGACGGCAATGGTGGGTATATCGGGGGGCCAAGGACTGTTACGAGCCCACAGGGTTTGGGCAAGATGCGCAAGGACATTGACACCGATTTTTCTAATTCGGTGGACGCTATTCGCATGGCCGACCCAGAGCGTTTGGGAACATGGTACGACCGCGCCAAGTCTGGAATGGCGCAAAGTACTGAACCGCACCAACTGGACCCGGTGTTGGGGCAGCACGCTGCATACAGCGCAGGCGTGTCTCCAGAAAGCGAGCTTGGCTTTTCTTTGAAACACCACAACTCACGCGCATTGGGCGAGCCGGGCATGGCCTACCGTGGCGCGGTAATGCGCAAGCTGGATGAGGCCGAGGCTGAAGGCAGGCCGATTGAGCTGGCGTTTAAAACCAACAAGTACCGTGACATGAACGATCCACGCATTCCAAATGCTGGTTTGTTTGGCGTCAATGATTTCCGCCGCGCTCAAGGCATGGGTTACACAGATCCTCAGGGGAATCCATGGAAAGCTGGCGTTTCCGATACCATGCACCCCTTTATGGATGCCGAGACTGCATTGCAGGTAGACCGTGCAAACAACCGTGGCATTGGCGGACGCACAGATTGGAACGGAGCCCACATCCAAGAACTGCCATGGGTGTATGGCAAAGGCCAAGACATTCACACTCGCGGTGAGAACAGCCGTTTTGCCGGTGAAGGTGTTGAGGGAATTTCCAAAGCATTGCGTGAAGCCAACAACACGGCACGTGATTACATTTACAAGCATGCCGGGTCGGCAACGCATGAAGCTGTTCCCGGTGTGTCAACTGGCCACGTACCGCATATGCTGGAGGCATCCCCTGAGGAAAAATTGGCATATGGCCAGCAAGGGCGCTGGGACGTTCCATCTGCGTATTCATTGGCAGAGGCCCCATCGGTTGGCGCTGGCCGTCGTGATGCCATCTATTCTGCGCTTGGGCTGCGCCAGATGCCGTCTGAGTTGGGCATTGGTGCATACAAAAATTCTCAAGACGTTATGGAACACAATCCGCTGACGATTGCGCGTCCTTTGCTTGATTTCCCCACTGGCGGAGGGGAAGGAAGGATTGATCCATTGACGCAAAAAGCCATGGAAATATCTGAAAAATTTCGAGCCATCAATGATGCGCAAGAAGCGGGCGCTTTCAATTTACCAAACACCAAAAAAGCAGCGCCGGGGAAAAATGCTTTGGTTTTGGACACTCGTCACCGCAATACCAACAAAACAAATGACCCATCTATGGGTGTTTTGCCAACACAAGATGAGTTGGCCAAATTGATTGACTTAATTGACCGACATGGCTTGAGTAAAAAATTTGGAGTTACTCCAACCTCTCGTGGCATAACAATTTTCCCGTATGATCCTGATGAATCATGGCGTTCTGTGGACAAGTTGCTGAAAAAAGCAGGTCCAGAAATTCAATCCATCTACCCATCTTTTGTTCAGAAGTCCATCAATAGTTCTGGTTACATACCCGGTATTGGCAAGTGGGGCGAGAAAGGAATTGATCCAACAACTCCGTACAGTGGCGAAGCTACGACCAATTTCTTGCAAGCTGCTGCCGAAGCCCCTCAAGAAATTTCTTCTCGCATTGGAGAGTCTGAAAGCGTGCGCAAAGCCATCAAGCAAAAAATTGCACGTGATGCAGCTTTGCCGGGCGCGCGCGGAGACATTCAAGAGACGCGTCGTTTCTTTGCCGAAGCGGACTGGCCAAAGGCCGTCAAGTTGGTGCGCGAAGGAATGACACCTGCTGCCGCATTGGCTGCACTGGGATACTCTGCCAGCTCGATGGCAGGAGAAAAAACTAAATAAGGCGTTACATGGCAACCCAACTTCCACCTTCACAGCAAGATTTCACGGCCGGTCCCGAGGACGAGGACGGCATGATGTTTGACTTGGGTCCAGATGAAATATCTGACGTTGAAGAGCAGTCAGACGGCTCAGCCATTGTCCGCATGGAAGACATTGCTGGACCCATGGAGGAAGAAGACTTCTATGGAAACTTAACTAACCAGATCCGCGATTTTGAGCTGGGCTCGTTGGGAATGCAATATCTTGACTTGATTGACAAGGACAAGCAAGCGCGCGAAGACCGAGACAAGCAATACGAAGAAGGTTTGAAGCGCACCGGACTCGGCCATGATGCACCCGGCGGGGCAATGTTTCAAGGCGCAAGCAAGGTGGTGCACCCCATCATGGCCGAAGCATGCATTGACTTTGAGTCGCGCGCCATCAAAGAATTGTTTCCGCCAGACGGCCCGGTGCGCACCAACGTCAAAGGCGAGGCAGACGAAGAAGCAACGGCACGCGCGGACCGAAAGCGCGACTTTATGAACTGGCAGTTGACGGACCAGATCGTAGAGTTCCGCGACGAAGAAGAACAAATGCTGACGCAGTTGCCCTTGGGCGGCTCGCAGTATTTGAAGCTTTGGTATGACGAACGCAAGAAGCGCCCGTGCGCAGAATTTGTTCCTATTGACAATGTGATCTTGCCGTTTTCTGCTGGGAACTTCTACACCGCTCAGCGTGTCACCGAGGTTCACTACATCACGCAGCAAGAGTTTGAAAGCCGCGTCAAGGCTGGCATGTACCGAGACGTTGACATTGGGTTTGCCAGCATGGAACCGGAAACAACCGGACCCAGCAAAGCCAACGACAAAATTGAAGGCCGCCGGTGGCAGGACAACGAAGACGGCCTGCGCCGCGTGTATCACATCTATGTGGACATGGCCCAAGAGAGCGACAAGTATTCGGGCGGCGAAGTTGCCCCATACATCTTGATGGTGGACGAAAATTCCAGCGAAGTGCTGGGCCTGTACCGCAATTGGGAAGAAGGCGACAAGACAATGACCAAGCTGGACTGGCTGGTCGAGTTCAAGTTCATTCCATGGCGCGGCGCATATGCCATTGGCTTCCCACACCTGATTGGCGGCCTGAGCGCGGCCTTGACGGGCGCGTTGCGCGCCTTGCTGGACACGGCGCATATCAACAACAGCGCCACCATGATTAAGCTCAAAGGAGCCAAGTTCAGTGGCCAGAGCCAGAACATTGAGGTAACTCAGGTCACGGAGGTGGAGGCCGCGCCGGGCGTAGATGACATCCGCAAGGTGGCCATGCCCATGCCGTTCAACCCGCCTAACCCGGTCCTGTTCCAGTTACTTGGCTGGCTGACCGACGCGGCTAAGGGCGTAGTGACCACATCGGAAGAAAAAATTGCCGATGTCAACAGCAATGCCCCTGTGGGCACTACTCAGGCGTTGATTGAGCAAGGTGCTGCTGTGTTCAGCGCCATCCACGCACGCCTGCATGATTCTCAAAAGCGCGTGTTGAAAGTGTTGAGTCGCATCAACCGCTGGTATTTAGATGACATGCACATTCATGATGCAGTGTCCGATCTAGAAATTCACCGGGAAGACTTCACCAAGAATGACGACGTCATTCCTGTTAGCGATCCTCACATTTTCAGTGAGACGCAACGCATGGCCCAGACCCAAGCGGTTATTGCGTTGATGGATAAGTACCCGGACAATTTTGACAAGCGGGCTGTGATTGAGCGCACTTTGCGCCAAATGAAGATTCCAAACTTGAATGAGCTTATGCCCGCGGCAACCGAGCCTCAGGAAATCAATGCCGCGGCTGAAAACGCCGCCATGGCTCTGGGCCGCAATGCATTTGCATATCCTAACCAAAACCATTTGGCGCACATTCAATCGCATTTGGACTTTGCTTTGGATCCCATGCTTGGATCCAATCCCATGATGGCGTCCGATTGCTTGCCCAAAGAGTTGGACCATATCAAGCAACACATTACTTTGTGGTACATCCAGCAAATGGACGGCTATGTCCAACATTCTTTGGGCAAACCAATTGGCCAGTACGCCGACACGCCGTTGACTGGTGAGATTGACAAGCTGTATGCCGTGGCGTCCCAGCACACCAAGCTTGACGTACAACAAGCATTTGCCAAAGTCGGCCCCGCAATTGCGCAGCTACAGCAAATCATGCAACAAAACTCGCCCAAGCCTCCAATGAGCGCGGACGATCAGGTGCTATTACAAACATCTATGGCAGAAACGCAACGCAAAACTGCAAAAGACCAAGCAGATCAACAGTTGGCGCAACAAAAATTGCAAGTTACTTCTACATTGGAAGCGCATAAAATTGACAAAAAACAAGAATTAGAATCAAACCGGTTGCAATCACAGGCTCTTGAAAAGAATCGTGCCCAACAAATTGAAATTGCTTTGAATGCAAATAACAATTTGACTGAAGAACGCATTAAATCTGCGGAACTGACGCATGACGCTGAAGTTTTGCAACATGAGCAGCAAAAAACTGCACTTACCGCGCTGCAAGGCGCTGAACATACTTTAGGAGGCCAACATGGCACAACAGGAACTGGGTCAAATGAGTAACGAAGTGCCTATGCACAAGCGTCTTGCCATGGGTGAGAAGCTTGATGGCACCAACTTGGGAAGCAAGAGCGAAGCCAAATCTGCTATGCCCATGGAAAAACCCAAAAAAGAAGGCGGCTTGGCTGCTTTGCGTAAAAAGTAATGCGATACATCAGCGACTTTATCGGTGCTATTGAAGCTGAGCAAAGAAATATCGCCCAATCGTTGGTCATTGGCAATGCCAAGGACTACGAAACCTACCAGTTTTTGGTAGGACAGCACCAAGGGCTTGTAAAAGCTCTGGATATCTTAAATAGCCTTTTAAAAGAGGATGATGATGAGTGAAATTGAACCGGGAGCTTCGTATGAAGCCGAGTTGCAGGAAGCATTTCCAGCAGTTGATCCGGGTGCGGTAGCGGTTGGCGGTCGAATTCTTGTGCAGTGGAGAGCTGTTAAAGAAAAATACACCGCCAGTGGGATTTACATACCTGAAGAGACCAAAGAAACCGAAAAGTGGAATACCCAAGTGGCAAAAGTCATTTCGATGGGTCCACTTGCTTTCAAAAAGCGCGACAGCTTGGAACCGTGGCCGGAAGGCAATTGGGTTCAGGTTGGTGACTATGTTCGGATGCCTAAATGGGGCGGAGATCGTTGGGAAGTTCCTTTTGAAACCGAAACATCCAAGGGCCAAGCATTGTTCAGCATTTTTAACGACCACGAAGTGATTGCAAAAGTCACTGGTGACCCATTGAAAGTAAAGGCATTCCTATGAACTCAACAGAAAAACTTGAAATGCAAGTGGATGAAGAAAGTGACGGCTCTGCAACTGTATCGTTGCCGGACCACATGGAGTCCCCGGATGACATGGAAACCTCTTCCGAAAGAAACGATGTAGATCCAGACCGTGAAGCGATCCGCGAGGCCCGTCGCGAAGAGCGTACGCTCAAAAAACGTCTGCACAAGGCCAAGGCCACCGAGTCCAATCATCTCATCACCTCATTGCGTCGCCAAAATGATCAGTTGGCTGAGCGTTTGGCCGCTTTGGAGAAGCGATCCGCAGGCGCGGACGTTGCCCGAGTGGACAAGGCCATTGAAGAAGCAGAGTACAAGCTGCAATATGCCAAAAATCAAATTAAGCAGGCCACCGAGCTTGCTGACGGTAATGCTTTGGCCAATGCGCAAGAAATCTGGTATGAAACCCGCAACCAGATTGAAAATTTGCACAATCTGAAAAAGAAGGTGGCGTCTGAAGCTGCGCCTGTAAATACACAGCGCGCTCCAGATCCCCGGCTCAAGAAAAACGCTGAAGAGTGGATTTCTCGCAATAACTGGTACGACCCCAACGGCAACGACACCGACTCTCAAATTGCCATTAAGGTCGATGAATCCATGCTTAAAGACGGTTGGGACCCCACCGACCCTGATTATTGGGATGAACTTGATAATCGTTTGCAAAAATATCTTCCGCACCACTATAATGGTGGTGAGAGATCATCTAGTCGGAGGCCCCGTTCAGTGGTTACAAGTTCTGGTCGTGAATCGTCAAGAAGCGCAGGAGGCAACGAGTTTCGTTTGTCCCCAGAACGAGTCCGTGCGATCAAAGAAGCAGGACGTTGGGAAAACCCAACTGAGCGCGAAAAAATGATTCGCAAGTACGCTGAATATGACCGCATGAACAGGAGCTAATATGCAACAAGATGATCGATTGAAAAAAGACCTCTCATTGGGTGGCCGCGAGTCTCGCGCAAAGCAAGACAGTGAACGTGGACCAGCTTCAGATGAGTTGGCAAGTCAACAGGAACGTCGCAGAATGTTCCGCAACGAGTGGGTTCAAGAATCCCTACCGACACCCCCACCTATACCGGGGTTTCATGTCATTTGGCTTTCTTCCACAAACGGGTATGACCCTATCCATAAGCGTCAGCGGATGGGATACACACCAGTTACCCTTGATGAGGTTCCGGGCTTTGAAAACTTTAAAGTTAAAGCAGGTGAGCACTCTGGTTTGGTCGCATGCAATGAAATGATTTTGCACAAGATTCCTCAGGACATCTATCAGCAAATCATGGAAGAGCTTCACCACTATGCACCTCAGGATGAAGCGGACAAGATCCGCATTCAAGCTGAGCAGCAAGTGGGGCGCGACAGTAGCGGTAAGCGTTTGGGTCGGTTGGAAGGCGAAGGCATTGCTGAACTTGATAAACCTATGCCCGTTCCGGTATTTTCCTAACGGACTTGTTAACCAATTTGGAGTAAAAATATGTCAGCTACCTCTGCTCCGTTTGGCTTGCGCCCTGCGTTCCACCCTTCCGGGCTGGATCGCGCACAGGCGCTGGCTGGCGGAATTACCTCGGCTTACGCCACACAAATCCTCAAGGGCCAGCCTGTCGCTTATAGCGCAGGCGCTGGTGTCATCATTCCTCTGACTACTGCTCCCGCCGCTGGTTCGGCTGTAGCTTGGTCTGGCGCTTTTGTTGGCGTCGAGTGGACTGATACCACCGGTCGTCGTCGCGTTTCGAACTATTGGCCTGCAAATACCGCATATCAAACTGGTTCCTGCGTGGCTTATTTCTACAACGACCCCAACATCGTGTACGAAATCCAAGCAGACGGCTCTATGGCTCAGACCACCATCGGCTATGAGTACAACTTCACCAATACCACTTCTGGATCTTCCACCACTGGTTTGTCGCAATGTACTCTTGGCTCTGGAACCGTAGCAACCGCAGGATCTGGTCAAGGCCAAATGCGCGTTGTAAATTTGGGTCAATCGGTGGACAACGCATGGGGTGATTCCTATACGATTGTTCAAGTTGTGAACGCGCAGTCGCAATTCTTCGGTAGCGTTGTTTCTATCTAATAAAGGAGAATAAATAATGGCTGCACCAATGAGAAGTACGGACTTTCGTTCAATCGTCGAACCGATTTTGAACGAATGCTTCGACGGCGTTTACGATCAACGCAAAGACGAGTGGTCTCGTGTTTTCCGCGAGGAAAATGGTATTCCACGTAACTACCACGAAGAGCCCGTCCTGTACGGTTTCGGCGCGGCACCTCAGTTGCCTGACGGCACTCCGGTCTCGTACCAACAAGGTGGTGTACTGTTCCTCCAACGCTATGTCTACCAAGTCTTTGGTTTGGCATTTGCTCTGACCAAAGTTTTGGTTGAGGACGGTGACCACATCCGTATCGGTCAGGTCTACGCAAAGCACTTGGCTCAGTCGCTGATTGAGACCAAAGAAACTCTGGCTGCGAACGTGATGAACCGTGCGTTCAACTCGTCCTATGTCGGCGGCGATGGCGTGTCTCTGATCAGCACCGCTCACCCCATCGTGAACGGTACTTTCAGCAACCAACTGTCCACCTCGGCCAACCTGTCCCAGACATCTCTTGAGCAGATGTTGATCCAGATTCGACAAGCTGTGGATAACAACGGCAAGAAGATCCGTCTGGTGCCCCGCCAACTGGTGGTTGCCCCCGGCAATATTTTCCAAGCTGAAGTGCTGTTGAAGTCGGTCCTGCGCACCGGCACTGCAAACAACGACATCAACCCGGTAAAATCCATCGGTTTGCTGGACGAAGGTGCAGTGGTGTTGAGCCGCTTGACCAGCGCCAATGCATGGTGGGTCCAGACTGATGCTCCCGAGGGCATGAAGCTCTTGATGCGTCGCGAGTTGGAGAAAACCATGGAAGGCGACTTTGAAACTGACTCGATGCGCTATAAGGCCACCGAGCGTTACCAAGTTGGCTTCACTGATCCCCGTGCAATGTACGGTACTGCTGGCGTTTAATCGCTGACGGCTTTGGCAGGGGAGCCGCAATCCCCTGCTATCATTATTCACATCGGTCAAACTTTTCAAGGAGCAGACCATGCCTCAATTCGCAGATGACATTTTTCTGGGCGGTAATAACGGCCAGACTTACATGGGTACCGGCAACGCGCCCACCGTATCCGTATTCACTGGCACCATTGCCACCACCACACTGACCGTAGTGTCTACCCAGACGGGTGATCCTTTGGTTGTTGGTCAGTACATTACTGGCTCAAGCGTTACCGCAAATAGCTACATTACTGCTGCAACAGGTCAAAACTCTAGCGGTCAAAACACCTACACCTTGTCCCAGTCGTCCACCGTGTCTTCCAACACGACCATGACGGCTTCTGGCAATGCATTGTTGGGTGATCCTTCTCCAATGTCTTTGGGTGTTGGCCCATTGGGTCGCATCTATGTGTTTGACACTGTGCCTCAGACTCTGCAAACAGCCAACATTGCTGCTTCTCAAACTGCATCTGCTGCTGGTGCATTGACATTGACTGCTGGTACTTCTGCTAAATCGGTAACTCGCACTGACGGTACTACAGTGATTCAGTTGGATGTACCTCGTGCAGTGCAGGTCAATTGCTCCACCACCGCTCGCGCTTTCACTGTTTCTGGCTATGACTACTACGGTCAATCCATGTCTGAATTGATTACCGTGGCAACCGCAGGTACTGCTGTTAGCGGTAAAAAAGCGTTCTATCAAATTTCAAGCGCGACTATTGCGGGATCTGCAACTGCTGCTGTTGTTGGAACGACCGACGTGATTGGTTTGCCTATTCGCGTGACTGATGCAGGCTATGTGATCAAAGTGGGCTGGAACAATACCTTGTTGCAAAACGCAGGTACTTTTGTTGCTGCCGATATGACTGCAACCGCTACCACCAGCACTGGTGACGTGCGCGGTACATTCACTCCAACATCTGCTTCTGACGGAACCAAACGCTTGGTTATGTCTATTGCAGTGCCCGGTATCGCAGTCGGCCCCAATGCAACCCGCACTGGTGCTCTTGGCGTAACTCAAGCCTAATAGGAGGGCATCATGGCTGAATTTAAACCAATGATCAAGATGGAAACCGACGAGCCTTCAGTTATTCTGAAGCTCAAAAAAGGTGGCCACGTTAGTTCTAAAGGGCATAAAGAAGAGCATGGCCATCGTTCCATGACTCACATGGCCATGGGCGGACCTATGCCTCCCATGCCGCCTCAAATGGGTGGAAACGCTATGGCGCGCGTCATGGGCGCACGTCGTCCTATGGTTGGCGCAGGAATGGCTCCTCGCAAGCCTATGATTCCCCCTCCTCCTGCACCTCAAATGGGTGGAGCTATGCCTGCCCCTCAAATGAATGCTCCTGCCATGCGTAAGGGCGGAAAAGTGCATCACAAGGCCAAGGGTGGCCATATGGAGTCTGCAAGCGAAGAGCGTTCAGAAAAACGTGAATTGAACTCACTTAAACGCGAATTAAAGCACCATGAGCATGAAAAGGCCAGCAAGGCCCATCATGGTCTAAAGCATGGCGGCAAAGTGCACCACAAGGCCAAGGGCGGATCTATGGACTTGGGTGGAGAAGAAGATCGTTACGAATCTCGTGATGCTATTAAGGGCAACGAGGGCAAGTTCTTGCAAACCAAGATGGTAGGAGCTTCTGCGGACCGTGCCAGCGGCACCAAAGGCATTAAAGAAGCCAATGCGGGAGGTTACAAGCATGGCGGAAAGGTGCACCGAGTCAGTGGTCATCCTGAAGGCAGTGCAGAGCATCATAAGCACATGGCTAAACATCACATGTCCATGCACAAAGAAGGTGGCTCTGCTCATCATCGCAAGATGCACGAGCATCACAAAGAGATGGCCAAGCTTTGCGGCGGCGGATCCATGAAGAAGTATGCTGTCGGCGGCACCGTTTCCGACAGCGTTGCTAAGAAGTTTGAAAACACCATGGTGATGAGTGCAGACCGTCGTGATACTGCAAGCGGCACCAAGGGCATAAAAGAAAGCAATGCTGGCGGTTACAAGCATGGTGGCAAAGTACATCACAAGTATGCTAAAGGTGGCGCTGTTGAAAATTCCCCCAGCATGCACAGCGAGTGGGAAAATCGACCAGCAAGCGGAACTCCCGCAGGGAAAACCAATGGCACTACTGGCTCTGTAAAAGAAGCCAATGCTGGAGGTTATAAACATGGTGGGAAAGTTCACAAATATGCCAAGGGTGGCATGGTTGATTCCGGCCGGGCAGAAAAGATGCCACGCAAGGCACCCTCTGAGCCGGTTAGCATTACCAAGCTTTCTGGTACGTTTAAAAAAGGTGGACACGTCCGCTTCTAAAATAGTGTGGGGGCTTATGCCCCCACTCTTCAATCATAGGTGCCAACATGTCCCAAATTTCCGTTTATACCGGCCCAACATCGCAGACTGATAACCAGTTGCGCATCCAGCAAGCACAACGCTCTGCTGCTTATGATCCAGTAGACAAGCTGCGTGTTTCTACACCTCAGTCGCTAATTGATACCGACTTTGAGTACGGTCAACAACCCACCAAGTGGGAACAAGTTTCCCTGCAAAACAATCGTCCTTCGTTGTATTACATTGGATCTGCTGCCCTGCCGGTGTCGGCAATTGCAGGAAACCAATCCAATGCTTATCAGTTGGTGATCACGTTCAGTTCCAATGTGACAATTGCAACTGGAACCCCATTTTTTATTGAAGACACGCTTGATCCCAATGCCAATGGTTGGGGTTATGTTTACGCTGGCGTCAGTGCAGGCACCAGCATCACGGTGCAGATGGCTCAATCCATCACCACCGCCACTTGCTATTCCGCTGCCACCACCTACTGCTATGTGGGCTACACCTACTCTGGCGCTGGCATCAAATTGCCAAGCACCAGCGCGTTTACTTTTAGTGGATCAACCATCTCAGTAACCACGTCGTTCCCACACGGCCTGTCTGCTGGCTCGTACATTTACATTACTGGCACCACTGGCCCAACGACCGCAACATCGATCAACGGCCCTCAAATTGTTGCCACCACACCCACGGCGACCACCTTTACCTTTACGGCAGTTGCAGGAACACCATCCACCACAATTGTGAACACGGCTGATCAGGCAAACCTATTTGCGCGTCCTGCTGGTTCGGTTGATACCCATGCCTATGATGGCTCTGTCAACTTCTCTGCTGGCGCTTCTGTGCCCAATCAGGTGCTGTTCCGCCAGACCCGTCGTTACTTCCGTTACCAATCAGGCAAGGGCATTCAGTTCTCTACTGGAACTATTCTGAAGCCACAGCTTTTGTTCACCACTTTGACCTCATCGGGAACAACGGTGACGGTAACTTGCAAGCAACCACACAACCTTACCAAAAACACTTATGTGTTGGTGTCTGGCTTTGATCAGTCTGCTTACAACGGAACTTTTAAGATCCAGACGGTTCCATCGGCATTGACATTTACTTACACTGCGTTGACCACGCCATCGGCAACTACTGCAACGTCTACGGTGCCTTTGATTCCTCACGTCAGCCCATCTTCTTGGTATGGCGGAGGCAACAAAATTGGTTTCTGCGACTCGCAAAATGGCATCTTTTTCTATTTTGATGGCCAAACCATCTATGCTTGCCTGCGTACCAGTGTGAACCAAATTACGGGTACGGTGACAGCCACCAATGGAAGCTGTTTGGTGACTGGAAGTGGCACACAGTTTAGTACGCAATTGGTTGTGGGTGACTTTGTGGTTATTCGCGGTCAGTCGTATCGTGTGTTGTCCATCACCAGCGATACTCAGTTGTATATCAGCAATGAGTACCGTGGTACAACCATCGCCAATGCGCTTCTGTCGCGCACCATTGATACCTTGATTCCTCAGTCTCAGTGGTGGGATCCATGCGATGGCACTGGCCCATCTGGGTACAACTTGGACTTGACCAAAATCCAAATGTTCTATTTGGATTACTCATGGTATGGAGCTGGTGTGGCTCGTTTGGGCTTCCGCGCCACGGGTGGTGCAATCATCTACATCTATGGCTTCCAGAACAACAATGTCCAGTACCAAGCCTATATGCGTTCGGGCAACTTGCCTTCGCACTATGAGCAAAACAACATCACGCCGATCACCACGATCACGTCGAGCGTTGGGGTTAGTGATACCACCATCAATGTGTTAAGCACCAACCAATTCAACCCTGCTGGCGGAACTGCACGCTTGATTGGTAGCGGCACCTCTGGCGTGATTGAGTATTTCACCTATACTGGTTTGACCTCAACTTCCTTGACTGGAGTGACACGGGGCGCAACTGGTGGTTCTGCTGCCACGGCGTTTACCTATTCCGCCACAGCACCTGTGGCGGTTGAGTATGCATCGCCCGACTCTGCTGCTCAGTTGTCTCACTGGGGTTCTTCTGTGATCATGGACGGCGGTTTTACCAACGACGTTTCCTTGATTTACAACTACGGTATGACCTCTTCGGTATCCACTAGCAGTTCTACCGCGGTGCCAATCATGGCTATCCGTGTGGCACCATCGTCTGACAATGGAACCGTTGGTACTTTGGGCGTAAAAGAAGTTATCAACCGTCTGCAATTGCAGATGCGCGAGATTGCCATGTTGACCACCACCAGCTACTTGGTGCAATTCATTTTGAATGGTGTCATTGGTGGTACTAGTGGTTTTACTGCGTTTGCCTCCCCTACGCAAAACAACACCAATACCACGTCGATTGTGCAGGTGGCTACCAACACCAACACGGCGACCACCATTACTGGTGGCGAGTCGATTGCAGCCTTCTTTACCAATACCGCTGGTCAAACCACTTTGGATTTAACTGCGGTTGCACCATTTGGTAATGCAGCTTTGGGCGGTGGAACATCTAATACAGTTCCAACATCTCAGGCAAACTTTTACCCTGATGGCCCTGATATTTTGTATGTTACGGTCAGCCAGATTGGTAGCAACGGCACGGCGTTTGCGCGTCTGTCTTGGCAAGAATCGCAGGCTTAATATGCCCAGCAAGTCCCCTGCCCAGCACCGTCTTATGGAAGCCGCTGCCCACACCAAGGGTGGGTATGGCGGCGTTCCCCAAAAAGTAGGCAAAGAGTTTGTCAAGGCCGACAATATGAAAGAAGGTGGTCTCTATGCCAACATCCACGCAAAACAAGAGCGCATCGCTCATGGCTCTGGTGAAAAGATGCGTAAGGTTGGTAGCAAAGGTGCGCCGACGGCTCAGGCCTTCAAAGAGTCTGCAAAAACGGCCAAAATGAAAGATGGCGGTCCAAGCCTTGCCGTTGGCCGGGGAGAAAAATTGTCGGTGGAAAAAGGTGCTGGTTTAACCGCCAAAGGGCGTGCGAAATACAATCGAGAGACTGGATCTCATTTGAAGGCACCACAGCCTCAAGGAGGGTCTCGGAAAAACAGTTTTTGCGCGAGAATGTCGGGCGTTGTGAAGCATTCCAAAGGTGATGCTCCGCGCGCCAAAGCTTCATTAAAACGCTGGGACTGCCCCGGCTGGTAAAGGAAAAATCATGGCCATCAATCGCATTATCAGCAAGAAAGAATTGGAAGATTCCGGTCTCAGCCTGCGCGACTATATGAACAAGTTACAAGGTTTGACTCGCAAACCTGATGCCGACGTTCAATTTAGCCAAACTTCCGACAAGCCGCGCATGCCAACGACTGGTGCCCCACGGTATTCCACAGATTACACCGGACCACGTGACAAGTTTGGCATTCCGGGTGCTACAGGAAGCCCTAGCGCCCCCGGGAAAGATACCATTGACAGCAGCGAACTGGGCCGCAACTTGTCCAACGCTGCAAATGCGCTTGCTGGACCGATTGCAAGCCTTGGTAGGATTGGCAAGGTTGGTAAAGCAATAGGTAATGCTGTAGAGGCAGCAGAAGCGGCTCCAGAAGCCGCTGCTGCCGCTGAAAAAGCCGAACCGGTGGTTAAGGTGGCACGCGTGCGTATTACTAAGCCTGCTGCCGATTCTGACGTAATGGATGAGATCAATGCTGGTTTGAAAGCCGCACAGAAAAAATTAGGACCCGGCGGCGCGCCACGCCCGGTCAACAACCCAACCAAATCTCAATCCGATTGGGCTGCTGGACCTCAAGGACCTTTGGGCAAAGCTGGACGTGAAATGCGCTCTAAAGCTGACACATTGGACGAGAATGGTTTGGCCATGAAACGCGGTGGAGGTGTGAAGAAGTATGCCAAGGGAGGCCATGTAAAGGCCGTTAAGTCTCATGCTACAGGTGGTGCAATCAACCTCTCCAACTGTAAAATTACGACTCACATTCCGAGCAAAAAACAACCCAAATGGTAAGGGGAATGCATGGCTTACTCTGGCACCGTCGGTCAGACCGTTATTACGGTCCAGCAACTCATTGATCACGGCGCACGCCGTGCTGGGAAGCTGGCCGAGGAGTTGACATCTGAGCAAATTCTTTCAGCCAAAGAGTCCCTGTACTTTTTCTTGTCCAACCTTGCCAACCTTGGCATCAACTACTGGGCAATCAACAAGACCGTCATCGGTCTGAACCCCAACCAAGCAATTTACAGCTTACCGGTGGGGTCTATTGACGCCCTAAACGTGCTGTACCGCACCATGGCTCAGCCAATTGGAAGCTACAGTTCGTCTGCAGGAGGAACTGCCGCATATGTTGCAGACGACAACATCACCACCTATTGCCAACAAACATCGGCCAACGGCAGCATTACAGTTAATTACGGCACCAACAATCCCCAATACATTGGCTCTATTGGCTTGATGCCATATGTGTCTGGCGGAGGTTCTGCCACTTGGAGTTATTCATACCAAGCATCCTCTGACGGAACCAACTGGACTACTTTGTACACGGCAACTAGCGTGACGGTGACAGATGGCCAGTGGATCTGGCAAGACATTGATCCCGGCGCAAACGTCATTTACTACCGTATTTTGGCATCAGGCAATACCACGCTGGCCATTCGCGAATGGTACTTGGGAAACAACAGCCGAGAGATTGAAATGTCACGCTTAAACCGTGACGACTACACCAATCTGCCAAACAAGAACTTTACGGCCAACCAGCCCTTCCAGTACTGGTTTGACCGCACGATCCCGCAGCCCACTATGTACTTATGGCCAGTGCCATCGACCAGCTATGTGCAGATGACTGTTTGGTATTCACGCCAAGTACAAGACGTTGGATCCCTGTCTGGTCAGCTTGAAATTCCTCAGCGGTGGTATGAAGCGGTTTTAATGAACTTGGCGCACAGGATGGCAATGGAGTTGCCGGGTATCAGTCTAGACCGAATTTTGCTGCTAGAAAAAATGTCTATGCAGTACTTGAACGACGCTCAGCAAGAAGAGCGAGACAAGTCACCAATTTATCTCGCTCCAAACATATCAGTTTATACGAGGTAATTCATGCCACGTTTTCTGAACACTGAAGGCATGGCATCGTTGGCAATCGCAATTTGCGATCGTTGCAAGATGAAGCGTGCCATTTCGGTTATGAGTCCGGACCCAAACTTTCCGGGGTTGCGTGTTTGCAATCAAGGATGCAAAGATCAATTTGACCCATACCGTCTTCCAGCACGGCAGACTGAGCGCATCAATTTGCGCTTTCCTCGTCCTGACGAAAGTATTGCGGTAAATCCAAATGGAATTTCCATTGGTGGATCTGAACCATTTCTTATTTCTCCTGAACAAAATACCCAGACACCTGAAAATAACGGGAACCTTGATACTCTTAGTCCATCACCGGGGCAATAATGGCAAACGTAACGATCACCCAACTTCCAAATGCCACCACTCTGGCTGGTACAGAGTCCGTACCCGTTGTTCAAAATGGGGTTACGGTTCAGACCACGGTAGGCGCAATTGCTAATGCGTATTCGCAGACGCAAACCTATGTAACCGTCAATCAAGAATCAAGCCTTGCCAATAGCCAAGTGCTGACAGCAGGCACTGGTATCAATGTTACAAGCAGCGCCCCCCAAGGAAACATAACGGTAGCGCTTAAAACCTCTGGCGTGACGGCTGGCAGCTACACAGTGGCTAACATCACAGTGGACAGTTATGGTCGAGTCACTGCGGCATCAAGTGGCAGCAGTAGTGGGACAGGGACTGTCACGTCTGTTGCTGCAACAGTCCCATCATTTTTGTCTGTATCTGGAAGCCCAATTACCACCAGCGGCACATTGGCAATTAGCTACTCTGGGACTGCCCTTCCAGTAGTTAATGGGGGTACAGGCGTTACCACAAGCGTTGGATCTGGAAGCAATGTGCTGTCAATCTCGCCTACGCTTGTTACTCCTGTTCTTGGTACTCCTACGTCTGTAACTTTGACAAATGCCAATGGCTTGCCCTTGACAACTGGCGTGACGGGAATTCTTCCTGTTGCCAATGGTGGAACAGGAACATCAACTCCTTCATTGGTGCAGGGTACAAACGTCACCATCACAGGAACTTGGCCTAACCAAACAATCAGCGCAAGTGGTAGTGGTGGGGGTGGTGTTACAAGCGTATCTGGAACAACTGGAAGAATCACTTCTACCGGCGGAACAACTCCAGTAATTGATTTGGCAACTACTGCCGTTACAGCAGGGACGTATACCGCAGCCAACATTACCGTTGATGCTTATGGACGTTTAACAGCTGCTGCAAATGGAACTGGCGGGGGTGGTGGAACAGTAACTTCTGTTGCTGCAACAGTCCCATCATTTTTGTCTGTATCTGGAAGCCCGATTACGACCAGCGGCACGTTGGCAATCACTTATTCCGGCACTGCATTACCTGTTGCTAATGGTGGAACTGGTGTTACTGCTTCTAGCGGTGCAAACTCTGTTGTTTTGCGTGATGCAAATCAAAATATTTCTGTAAATTCAATTTCTGAAAGTTATTCCAATGTTGCTGCCGCTGGAACAACAACAGTTTTAACAGTTTCATCTTCTCCAAATTATGTTGTTACAGGATCTGGAGGGCAAACGTATCAACTTCCAGATGCAACTACCCTGCCAAATGGCATGGATTTTACTTTTAATAATAATCAATCCAGCGGAACAATTATTGTTAAAAATAATTCTGGAACCACATTAACTACTATCCAATCAGGTGGTTTTGTTGATGTAATTCTGTTATCAAATTCTACCGCCGCTGGTTCATGGGATACGCATTCTTATGCGCCATCAAATGTATCTTGGTCAACAAATACACTCAATTACGTTGGCTCAATTACTGGCGCAACTTGGAATGGTTCTGCTATTTCAGTATCATACGGTGGTACTGGAGCCACCACGCTAACAGGTCTTGTAGTTGGCAATGGCACAAGCGCCATGACCACGGTGACTGCACCAAGCGGTACTGTAGTAGGAACAAGCGATACCCAGACGCTGACCAATAAGTGGATCCAGCCTCGTGTCAATGCCACAACCGCAAACACCGCAACGTATTCTGTCAGTACTGACAGTTACGATATGCTCATCATTACTGGTCAGTCTGTTGCAATTACTTCTATTGCCACGACAGGAACACCAGTAAATGGTCAAAAATTTATTGTGTCTATCACTAGCACCAACACATCAATTACATTCTCAGCAACAAACTTTGAATCATCTGGTACTGTTACTTTGCCTACAACAGTGACATCAGGCGTGCGTCTTGACGTTGGTTTTATTTGGAACGTAGCCACAAGCAAATGGCGTTGCGTAGCATCGGCTTAATATGACCCAAGTTGTAATAGCATTAACCGCAACCGCCAATGGCGTTTCTGGAAAATGGCGCGTCCCTGCGGATTGCACCTCAATACAAATTGAAGCCCTTGGCGCAGGAGCTACAAATGACGGCTCTGGAAATGGCGGCGGTGGCGGTGCATATTCCAAAACAAATACGTTAACCGTTACTCCTTTAACGTATCTTTATTTTAATTTTGCAGGAAATTACACCGGAAGCGGTGCAGATACTTATCTCTCTACTGTAAATAATTATCCATCAGGCACAAGTCAGGGTTGTCTTGCTGCCGGAGCAATTGGAATAACAGGCGGTCAATCTACATCTTCTATTGGTAACACTAAATTTAGTGGCGGTTCTGGTGGAGCTACTTTTAATGGCACAGGTCAACCTAATGGCGGGTATGGTGGTTCTGCGGGGCCGGGTGGAAATGGTGGTAATGGTGGTGCAGCATCTAGCAGTTCGGGTGGCGGCGGCGGTGGCGCTGGCGCAACTGGCAATGGGACTGCCGGAGGCGCAGGAGGAGTTAATGTAGGTGGAACCGCTGGAAGTCCCGGAGGCGGCATAGGGGGTACGCCTAGTGCAAATGCTGGCAATGGTACTCAAGTAAATATTGCAGCTTGGACGGATTGGCTTGGAAATAATTATGGCCCAAGCGGTGGTGCTGGTGGTGCAGGAACTGTTACCAATGATGGAACAAACGGTTATGGTGCTGGAGGTACTAATTATGGAACCAATGGTCTAATTATCATTACCTATACCCCAGTAACTACTGCTGGAACGTATACCGAAGTAATTAGCGCAACCGGCCTGACAACATGGCGTACACCGCTTGGTGTTTCTTCAGTAAAAGCTGAGGCAATTGGAGCGGGTTCCGCTGGTTCTGGATCAATTAGTGGTTTTGGCGGTGGCGGCGGTGGATATTCTGCAACCAACGCAATTACTGTTTCAACAGGATACCCCGTCTATATAAATGTTCCTATAAGTCCTAATTACGGCTCACAAAACAATGCTTGGGCTAATTACAACTCAAACACCGTACCTACATCCACAACCACAGGCGTTTTAGCTTATGGTGGGTTAAACGGAACAGGTGGCGCAACAACATCAGCCGTTGGTGATACCAAAAATGCCGGTGGCGCTGGAGGTCAAAGTAACACCACTTCAACTGGAACAAAACTTCGCGGAGGTGGCGGAGGAGGCGCGGCAGGGCCATCTGGTGCAGGTAAGGCTGGTGGCGCTGCATATAACACTGGAACAGGCGCGGGTGGCGGCGGTGGCGGTGGCGGCTCTAACGGAGGTACATCATCGGTTGGTTCTGCTGGAGCAGCAACAACTGGCGGTGCGGGTGGTAATGGAACAAGCGGCTCTGGAAGTGGAAGCGGAGGTACTACCACAACTTTAGCAACTGCTGGAACCGTTGGAGGCGGCGGCGGTGGTGGTTCTGCTACCCTTGCCTATATCGCGGGCGCTGCTGGTGGTTCATCCGTAATTTGGACTGACTCTGGAACTAGCACAACATACGGAACAGGCGGCGGTGGTGGTGGTGCTGGATGTACATCATCAGTAGCTGGCACTGGCGGTAATGGTGGGGCTTATGGCGGTGGTGGTGGTGCTGCATACAATCCATACTATGCTTTTGGGGGCCAAGGTCTTGTTGTCCTCACTTACACTGTGACCAATGTTGCAACATCAACCGGCAACTTCTTTTTATTGTTTTAGGAGCCAAGAATGGCACAAAGCGGTTTTACCCCCATACTGATCTACGCCAGCGGCACGGCATCAAATGTGCCAAATGCTACAAACCTGACTAGTAGTACAGCAGGCGCTGAGTTGGCATTGAACTATGCCGACGGCAAGCTGTACTTCAAAAACAGCAGCGGTGTGGTCACCCTGCTTGCCTCAAGCGCCGCTATAGGAGGCGGCGTTACGTCGTTCAGCGGAGGAACAACAGGATTAACGCCAAGCACCACGACAACAGGTGCAATCACACTTGCGGGGAAATTGGCAGTCGCCAATGGCGGTACGGGTACAACAACAAGTACGGGTACAGGAAATACCGTATTGTCTACATCTCCCACGCTGGTAACCCCTGCGCTAGGTACACCGTCCTCTGCAACGCTTACAAACGCCACAGGACTGCCTTTAACCACCGGTGTGACGGGTACGCTGCCTGTCGCTAACGGAGGTACAGGAACAACGACAAGTGTGGGAACTGGTTCTGTTGTACTTTCAACATCTCCTACGCTGGTAACCCCTGCATTGGGCACCCCTTCTGCACTCGTCGGTACAAACATTACTGGAACGGCTACCAACTTCAATATCAACGGTACTGTGGGTGCCACAACGCCCAAATCAGGTGCGTTTACTACACTAAGTTCTACCAACGATGCGTCTATTAATTATTTGACTATTGGCCTTGGCAGTGGATCTGTATCTGGCAATACGGCTGTAGGAGATGCTGCACTTTATTCAAATACTACTGGATTTAGTAATTCGGCTATTGGCTATAGCGCTTTAAGTAACAACGTAAATGGAAATTACAATACAGCTGTTGGAATAAATGCTTTAGAGTCCACGATCAATGGTACAAATAATACCGCATGTGGAAATTCAACATTACTTTATAGTCAGCATGATAGTTACAACACCGCGATAGGTGATTCTGCTTTAGAGTACAACGATGGCGGAGATTACAACACCGCTGTTGGTTATGCTGCCGCAAATGGTTCGCTTCCAACCACAACAGGAGAAAGTAATGTTGCTGTAGGGTATCAGGCTTTGCTAACTTACTCAACTGCCTCCAACAACGTCTCTGTTGGTGCCAGTTCGATGCAAGGGTGTGACACTGGGACAGATAACTCTGCTTTAGGTACAAATTCTTTGTACAATAATGCAGCTGGGGCAAATAATGTTGCGATCGGTAGTGGGTCGATGCAGCTTTGCTCCTCAGGTGATAACAACACTGCCGTAGGTACAGGTTCAGCAAATGGTGCCACAGGTAGCAGTGGAAGTAATAATACAGCCATAGGATACAACGCTCTCAACACATACACCAGCGGAAGTACCAATGTTGTTTTAGGATACAATGCTGGTTCGGCTATCACTACTGGATCTAACAATGTAGTTATCGGGGGTTATAGCGGAAATCTTGCCCCAATATCCGCTACTGGAAGTAATTGGATCGTTATAAGCGATGGCGCTGGCGTAGTTCGTCAGGTTATTGACTCTTCAGGTAACGTCCAGTCCCAAACTGGTGCTATGGTGGTTTATGCACCAGCGCCTGCAGCAATCAGCGCGGCCTCTACGTTGACTAATGCCAACTTGCAGGCACAAATTATCAACACAACGGGTACCACCTATACGTTAACAATGCCGTTGGGCACCACTTTGGAGACGTTGATTGGATGGTCAAAGGTTGATATTGGGTTTGACTTTTCGGTGATTAACACGGCCTCTGGCACCATTACGATGGCAGTTAACACGGGCGTAACAAGTTTAGGTTCATTGACTATTGCCACGGGTTCTTCAGCTCGTTTTCGGATTCGTCGCACCGCCGCTAACACTTTCATTATGTACCGCATTTCCTAAGGGCTAACCATGATTGATCCCATCACACTCATTGCGACCGCCAAGGCCACAATAGCCGGGGTCAAACAAGCCATTGCGTTAGGCAAAGATGCATCCGATCTTTGGCATCAATTTTTTGATGTCAAGGACGCTGTCATGAAGGAAAAGGCCAATCCCACAAAGAAGCCTTTTCAATCTGTTAACTCCCAAGCCATGCAGTTTATTCAGCTTGCTGAAGAAATGCAGCAGGTGGAGGATGAGATCAAGATGTCCTTCATCCGTCGCGGCAAGACCAACTTGTGGATGGACTTTTTGCGTGAACGCAACCGCATCATCGCGGATAACCAAGCCAAAGAAATTGCCGAAAAAAAGATCAAGGCTAAACGCAAAAAAGAGATCCAAGAAGCTGTTGAGTTGGTTGCCCTAATTGCTTTGGCTGCGCTTTTAATTACTGTAGTCGCATGGGGTACCATGGAATACGTTGCATTTATGAAGGCATGACATGAAAGCCGCGCTCCTTGTCTTGTTTGTTGCATTGGGTGTAGTGAGCTGCAAGGACAGCTATCGCTACCAGTGCCAAAACCCAGATAATTTTGAGACACCTTCATGCTCAAGACCTAGATGTGAGTTTGATCAAACATGTCCCGATTATTTGGTAGCACCTGTTTTGGAGAAAAAAATTGGACAACCAAAAACTGACCGCTGAAGAGATTGAAGTCCGTGTCTGGGCGGTCACGGTCTTTGCTATCACGCTGATCCTGTTCGGGATCGTGGCGTCGCTGTTGTACTCGGTCACCTTTGTGGTGCAGCCAATCAAGAGCATGGCTCCCATTGACCAAGCCTACACCAAGATGCTCAATGACATCGTTTTGCTCATTGTGGGCGGCATTGGTGGGGTGGTAGGCAAGCGTGCCGTCAGTCAAGCCGCACAGCGTATGGCACCACCTCCCATGCCACCGTGCTATCCACAGGCATCTTACCCACAGGCACCCTACCCATCACCCTATGGATTCCAGCCCCAAAATATGGCCCCTGCGCCCTTTGGCGGTATGCCTGTGTTCAACAATCCGCCTTTGGATCAGTCTTGGACGCCACCCCCACCACCCACAACCCCTCCTCATCATCTGGAGTCGGACGAGGAGCGTGAAATCTTGGCTATGGCTCGTGCGGAGGCAAAAGATGATTAACCCTTGGATTATCTTAGCGGCGTTTGGTTTAGCTGGTTTGTTTGGATGGTACGAACACCATGTGGGATATGAGCAAGCGAAATTGGAAATGGAAATGGAAGTGGCAAAGGCAAATGAAAAGTCTCGTCAAACCGAATCTATTCTGACTGGAAAATTAAACGATCAAGCAACTGAACTACGAAAGGCGCAAAAACATGCTGACAAAAAAATTGAAAAGCTCAAGTCTGCTCTTAGCTCTGGCTCTTTGCGGCTGTCAATCCCTGTTACCACCGAAAGTTGTGTACAAGCCCCCGCAAGTTCCGCCTCTGCCAGCGGAGATAGCGGACAAGTCCGAGCCGAACTTGACAAATCGACTGCTCAAGATCTTGTCTCCATCACAGCCGACGGAGACGCAGCCATCCGAAAGCACGCAGCCTGCGTTGATGCCTACAACCAAGTGAGGGAGCAACTCAATGCTAAGCCCTGAACAATGCCAAGCCATGGGCATCCCACAAGGATGGGATACCGCCCTAAATGCCACGTTTGACAAGTTTGGCATTGATACCCCTGCGCGTCAGGCCAGCTTCATTGGGCAGTGCAGCCACGAATGCAACAACTTCCGAACCCTTGAAGAAAACCTAAACTACAAGGCTGAGGCGCTCATGCGTCTATGGTCAAAGCGCTTCCCCACCATTGAGATTGCCAATCAGTATGCTAAAAATCCTCAAAAAATTGCTAACAAAGTTTATGCTGATCGTATGGGCAATCGTGATGAAGCCTCTGGCGACGGTTATCGTTTTCGCGGCAGGGGCTGCATTCAGCTTACTGGTCATGCTAATTATTTTCATGCAGGCGGGGCTTGCGGCATGGATTTTGTTATGCAACCTGATCTGGTCGCCACGCCCCAATATGCGGCAATGACCGCAGGATGGTTTTGGTCTACTCATGGTTTGAACCAATTTGCTGACTCTCAGGACTACACGACGATGACCAAGCGCATCAATGGCGGAACCATTGGCTTGGAAGAACGCATTGCCAAAATCCAAAGCGTGCTTCGCGTTTTGGGCTGATCCAAGTACAATGTCCACAGCAAAAATCCGAGGAAAATCATGGAAATGCAGCAACTTTTTAACATTGCTGTCGGGCTGGTGGCATTCTTTGGTGGGTGGGTACTTAACAGCATTACCCGATCCCTTGACCGACTGGATGTTGAAATACGCAACATGCAGAAAGAATACGTCACCAAGAACGACTACCACCGTGACATCGATGAGCTGAAGTCAATCTGTAAGCAGATCTTTGACAAGCTCGATGCAAAGGCTGACAAATGACCACACCCGCCGCCGTCCTTACTTACGACAGTCTTACTACAACGGTGCTCCAGTACTTGGAGCGCAGCGATACCGCTGTGGTGAATTTCATCCCAACGGCAATCATGCTGGCGGAATTTGAGATTGCGCAAGAGATCAAGACTCTGGGCCAGTTGCAAGTGGTGGATTCAACCTTAACTGCAGGCAACGCCGTAGTGGCCAAACCTTCACGCTGGCGCAAGACGGTCTCCATGACCATTGCGGTCAATGGCGTCAAGCAACCTGTGTTCTTGCGTAAGCTGGAATATTTGAACACGTATGCCGCCAGCGCCACCGACACGGGCATCCCTCTATATTACGCCGATTACGATTACGAGCATTGGTACTTTGCCCCCACCCCAGATCAAGCATACCCATTTGAAGTGTTGGTCTACACCCGGTTGCAACCATTGGCATCCGACAACCAAACCAATTGGTTGACACAAAACGCTCCCAATGCCATGCTGTTCGGGACATTGAAGCAAACCGCATCGTTTCTAAAGGACGACAGCCGGATTGCTGTTTGGGCCCAACTCTTTACCGAGGCTTTGAATGCCCTGAAAGTTGAAGATACATTGCGCATGGGTGACCGCTCTACTGTTGCACAGGACTCTTAACATGACGACCTATACCAACCCGTTTACCGGCCAAACAATTTACCCGAGTACCGTAAGTTATGAGGCTTTAAACTTAACCGCAAATACCGCGCTGCAATGGCCAATTAACGGTAACACCTCTACGCCAGTCAGCGGCATCATTGATGTTACGGCAACAGCAAATGGAACTACCGGATGGTTGCTTGAGCTTCCTCCAGCATTTCAGGTATCTACTGGCCAATCTGTTCTGATTCGCAATATTGGATTCAATCCATTTACTGTATCCGATAACTCCGGCAATACGATCGTCACGATTGCATCCGGCATAGCGGAATATATTTTTCTGACTGATAACACCACAACCAATGGTACATGGTCTTCTTTTGTCTTTGGCGCTGGCACTTCGTCTGCCAATGCTTCGGCTTTGGCTGGATCAGGTTTGGTAGCGCAAGGATTGACGTTAAATCAGGCATACAACATCAATATTCTGACATCTTCACCATACAGTGTTCAAGTTAATGATCGTGCTAAATTTTTTGTATGGTCAGGTGGTGTTGGAACTTTTACCTTGCCATCTTCTTCGACGGTAGGAAACAATTGGTTCATCATTGTTCGAAACAATGGAACCGGAATTTTAACGATCAACCCGTCAGGCACAGACGTCATTGACGGAAACAGTCAGCAGCAGTTGCAGTTGACTGAATCTTTGGTACTGGTTGCAAATGGTTCTAGCACAGTTGGAACCGCTGGTTACAACACCTATGCATATGGAAGATCAAATGCGTTTCCCTACACCCAATTGGTAAAAAGTGTGACTGGAGCGTCCGCCAATATTACGTTGACGTCCGCTGAAGGCGCTAACACCATTCAAGAATACACTGGGACCATCACTCAAAACACCACTGTTACAGTTCCATCAACGGTCCAACTTTATTCTTTTCAGAACAATACGTCGACGAACGCGTATACGCTGACTTTTAAAACTGCCGCTGGAGGTAGCGCAAGCACAGTGGCGGTGGCAAACGGAGCTACAGCATTTTGCATTTGCGACGGAACTAATGTGTTTAGTACCACCAGCAACACGGCAAGTTCCGGTATTTTTACTGCATCGGCAGGATCAGCAGCAAATCCTTCCATTAACTTTACCGGCAACACAACAACTGGTTTTTACTCTGGTGGAACCAACACGATTGGCCTTGCGGTGAACGGTGCAACTGCTGGATCTTTAGGCCCAACTGGGCTGGTGGTATTACAAGGCATCGGCGGGGGTGCATTTTGACCAGCAAAGTACTGGCCCTTAACTTTCCCGGTGGAATCCAGCGGGACGGTACAGCTTTTGACTCCAACGTCTGTGTGGATGGAAAATGGGTGCGCTTTCAACGCAACCGGCCAAGAAAAATTGGCGGCTACAAGGGAGTATTTTTGAATGCCACTGGAATTTCACGTGGCATGCAGATGACATCATCTGATGGCCTGAACTATGTAGTTTCAGGAAACGCCAATGGATTGGAGCAATGGGTTACTGACAATGACGACGGAGTAGGCGCTGGTCCATATCGTTATTCTTTGAGTAACTTTACCGCCAGCACCAACAACCTGTGGCAGTTTGACATTGGCTACAACACCAGCGGCAGCGGGTCCAACACATTGGTGGCACATCCCGGACAAAACCTGTCGGCAATTGACTCGATCACCAACACCCCTGTTCTGTATGGGGCATTTCCGGGCTCTTCTGGATCATTGTCAATGTCCAAGGTTGGCGTCTTTACCGCTGTGGCGCAACTCAATGGTTTTTCGGCGATCATTAACGGAGCCAATTCATTGATCTATCCCGGCCAGACCATGAGTGGTACTGGCATCACTTCTGGCACAACCGTTGCGTCTGTGAATGTAGTGGCCAGCGCCAGCTTTACCGGATACATTTCTGGCACTACATTGACCGTGACCGCCGTAACCGTTGGAGCCATTGCAATTGGCCAAAGCATCATTGGAGGATCTGGCGTTACGGTAACGGTCGGAACGAGCATAACCGCCTACGGTTCGGGCATTGGCGGCGTGGGCACCTATACCGTCAACCTTTCTCAGACCGTTGGTACCTCTGGCTCTCCTGTATCGATGGGAGGAGGCGCTACCACGGCGGTCGTTTCTTCTCTGACCATGACGACCGGGTCAAACATTACGGTCACGTTTGACAACAACATTGCCGTTAGCGGCGGTTGTGTAATGATTCACCCATACCTGTTTGTGTACGGAAACAATGGACTGATTCAGAACACCGGGTCGGCCAACTTCCAAGATTGGACTTCACCCATTGCAAATGCCAGCAATGTGGCTACTAGCAAGATCGTCAAGGGTTTACCGTTGCGCGGAGGCTCATCGTCGCCCAGCGGCTTATTTTGGTCCCTTGATGCACTGGTCCGCGTATCCTATGCACCATCAGTGGTAAGCGGAATTACGTTCTATTGGAATTATGACCTGATCAGCAGCCAAACGTCCATCATGTCTTCATCTTGCGTTATTGAGTACGATGGCCTTTATTACTGGTGCGGAGTAGATCGATTCATGTTCTACAACGGCGCTGTGCAAGAAATACCAAACACGCTGAACCAAAATTATTTTTTTGACAACATCAACTTTGTTCAACGTCAAAAAGTTTGGGTCACTAAAGTTCCCCGGTGGGGTGAAATTTGGTGGTTTTATCCGCGAGGTAGCTCCACTGAGTGCAATGATGCAATCATCTACAACGTACGTGAAAAAACATGGTATGACGCTGGTCAAGCATTAGGTGCTCGTAGAAGTTCAGGCGTGTTCTCTGAAGTGTTTCCAAAGCCTTTGTGGGCAGACAACACGCCATTGACTACCGTTTCCTTTACTGCCAGCATCAGCAGCACGACCATGACGGTGACTGCCGTTCAATATGGAACCTTGGCTGTTGGCCAACTTATCAATGGAAAAAATATTCCAGCCAACACATATATTACCGCCGTTGGGACATTGTCCTCAGGGCAGCTTGGCACCTATACCATTAGCACGGCTTTGAGTGTTTCTTCAGAAGTGATGACGGTCACAACGTACACCATTTGGCAACATGAGTCCGGCACCGATCAGGTATACCTGACAACTGTGGACGCAATCCAAAGCTATTTTGAAACCTCATCCATTGGACCGCTAGGAGGATTGGTTGGATCCAACACTCAGCCCGGAGCAAATGTGTGGACCCGCCTTGAACGCATGGAGCCTGATTTTATTCAAAGCGGCACCATGACCTTGACCATCAACGGAAAAGGCTATGCTGACGATACGGATCAGCCGTCTGATCCATACTCGTTTGTCCCAAGCACCTTGAAGGTTGACATGCGGGAACAGAGGCGCGAAATGCGCCTGCACTTTGAGTCCAACACGTTCGGTGGCAATTATGAGCTGGGCAAAGTCCTGCTCTCGGTGACCACCGGCGATTCTCGCTCGACAGGCAATCCATGACGGCCATCTTCGATCCACGTGGCATGACTTGGGACCAATGGTGCGCCTTTATGTCCGAAACCTATGCGGCCAACCAGCTAGGAACCGTTCCAGAGGCACAATGGCAAAGCTGGGTTGATGCAATGTCTGGCATTGGGCGTTTTCCCGGAATTCCTGACAGCCGTTACTTTAGCGAGTGGCAGGATTGGGCTTTTGCTTTCAACAATGCATTCAAGGGGTAAATATGCAACGTATGACTCCTCAATATATATTAAAAACTGATGTTGAGCGCACAAACCCCAATGTAAATTGGAAATACATGTATGCAAAACTTAACATTATGTTGCAAAACCCTAATTGCCGACTTCTTAGGGCTAATAATAGTTTGTTTATAATTATTAACAATCAAGACCATACAGCTATGGTTGGGATGCATACCGTAGATTCTGTTGAAAAATTAATAGATAGCATGAAAGAGTTTGGACAAGCCATGCAAAAATCTGGCTTTACTAAATTATTTTTTACAACAAAACGCCCCGCATTAATTCGCCTAGTAGATCGAGCAGGATGGAAACATAAAGTGTTTCCATCCTCTTCCGGTTCAGTAATAGAGGTGCTGCTGTAATGTGTTTTGCAAAAGACCCCCAGTATGATATTGTTGGTCAAGCTAGTGCTGGCCTTGCTGACCTGAACCATGACGTCAATGCAGCGCTGGCCAAGCTTGACAGCGGCTTGGGCATCAGTTCCACATTGACGGCAATTGCCAAAAATCCATTGCCTACGATTGAAACGATTGCCCTGACGGCAGCCGGAGTTCCGCCTATGGTGTCCAGCGCCGCCGTATCGGCATTGAATGGAGGCAACATTCAGCAAATCGCCACAAGCATGGCAACCTCCTATTTAAGTAGCGAAATTGGTAGCAAGGCAGGAACAACATTTCAGTCTTCTGACTTTGCTGCCAACTTGAGCCCAGCCCTCAAGCAAACTCTGACGCAAGTTGTGACCAGCGCTTCAGGCAATGCGGCCGTGGCTGCGCTGCAGGGTAAGAACTTTACTGATGTTCTGGCTTCCGCAGCTAACGCTGGAATCAGCAGCTATGTGTCTACCTCTTTGGCCAAGCAAATGGGATTCACTGATACCAGCAAACTTCCAGCACAATTGGTCCAAAACTCTATTGCATCTGCAACAAATGCAATCCTAAACGGTAAAGACTTTGGATCTGCAATTACTAATTCAGTGTTGCAAACCTCATTGACGTTTGCAATTAAATCAGGCGTAGATAACATTAAACAAACTTCATCTACCTACCAAAACCTGCAATCTGAATTTAACACTGCTAAAGATAATTTAAATTCCTTTTATCAAACAAATATTAAATCTAAATATGATCAAATATCTTCTTTAACCACTCAGGCTAAGGGAGTTGAAGATTATGTTAATAATGCAGTGTCTGATTATAATAACACTTATCAAGCATATCAGAATTCTTTAAATAATACTTCTGGAGTTACGCATTGGAATGATGCTCAACCTGCAGATTACGAAAAATTGCTTGAGCAGAAAGCTGCCACTTTAACAGATGCATCTGAAAAAGCTAAAAATTTACCAGATTTAAAGCAACAAATTGATTCTTTGACGCAAAGTTATACTGCTGATTCTGCAACTTACAATTCAATGTATGAAAAAGCAAATCAACTTGCCTCTCAAGTTAACGATACGGGAACCAAGCTGCAAGGCTATGTGGATGATGTAAGCAAAAATGTTGATCGGTATGAAATCGCAGCGGCGCAGAACGCTGGTGCTTTAACCAGCAAATTAGAAACTACAGCTTTGGATGATGCTAATAAAACATTAGCCACTTTGAAGCCGTCAGTTACAACTATGACTGGTTCTGATTCGACCCAAACCGCGTCTACAGACAATGGTGTGGTTACAGATGCTGGTGGAGGAAGAGGCAGTTCCGGCGGGCCAAATGCAAGATTTTCCCAAATAGGAATTAATGATCAAACTGACAGCAGATTCCAAACAGCAGCAGATAAAATTAACTCTGCAATATTAAAAAATGGAGTTCCAGAAGGGGCTGATGTTTCAAATGTTGGTATTAAAATTAATTATAACAAAGATGGGTCTTTGGATGTTCCAACTTTTTCAACTAGGGTAGCTTTAACTGATGCTGACGGAAATGTTACAGGATATGATATTGTATACGATCCAGAAACTGGAAAAACACATTATGAATATAGCTACATAACCAGTAATGGCGCAACTACAGTAGTAAGTCAAACGCCTCCAAATTTTGATAATAAAAAGAATCAATTTTCAGGAAATCCCACACCTGAGACTACGCCTGAGCCGACTAGCAGCCCTGAGCCGACTGGAAGCCCTGAGCCGACTAGCAGCCCTGAGCCGACTAGCAGCCCTGAGCCGACTAGCAGCCCTGAGCCGACTAGCAGCCCTGA